TTTACATTCTTATTTTCAACAAACTCGTATAATTCTTCCGCCTTTGCCTTAATATCTGCAACAGAATAAGTTTTCGGTTGAAGTGTTTTTAAAAGCTCAACAGTAGCAGTTCCTTGCTCTTTAGCAAGTTCCCAGGTTTGTTGGTTTATAGACTCACCTCTAAAAGATTGCTCATTCATATAAGTTTGAGCCATTTCTAAAAGTTTAAATCTTAATTCAAATGGATTTGACATAATTTTCTCCTGTGTGTGTTATGTGTGTGTAAATTATTTTACTTAACTATATATAAGACTATTCTGGTAACTTACCTTCTATACCTTCAACATAAAAATTCATACCTGCAAGTAATCCATCGTCTGCTACTTGTCCTTCTGGTACAACTAATTCTCCTGCTTGGTTATAGATTGGTCCTTCAAAAGAATGAATCTTACCATCTCTCAAATCGTTCTCTAATGCGATTGCTTCAAATTTAGTTTCAGGTGACATATTGGTATACTTTGCCATCTTCACCATATCTTTGTCTAATCCCCACCATGTGTCTGTACTATCCCAAGTACCGTCTGCAACTGCTTTCGCTCTTGCAACATAGTAAGAACCCCAATCATCAATAATTGCTGTCAGTTGAGCATTAGGACAAAACTTAAACTGGTCACTTGCTTGACCAAATGCTTTAACTCCTGCCTTTTCAGCCACCTGACATGGTGCATATGTATCTGTATGTTGAACGATAATATCAGCACCTTGATTGATTAAAGTACTAGCAGCATCTGCTTCTTTACCTGGATCATACCAAGTAAATGCCCAAATAATTTTTAATTCAATATTTGGATTTACTTTATTTGCTGCTAAATAGAACGCATTAATACCTCTTATAACTTCGGGTATAGGAAACGAAGCAATATAACCAATTATATTTGTCTTTGTTTCTTTACCTGCAATATGTCCTATGATGGTACGACCTTCATAAAATCTTGCTGAGTATGTTGAAATATTATCAGTTCTTTTATATCCTGTAGCATGTTCAAACTTTACATCTGGATAGTCTTTTGCAACCTCCAGAGTTTGATCCATGTAATTAAAGGATGTTGTAAATATTAAATCATGTCCTGATTCTGCTAGACTTCTTATTGCTCTCACAGCGTCTGCATTTTCTGGAACATTTTCAATATAAGTGGTTGTATATCCCAAATCATTCTCAATGTCTTGTCGACCTTGGTCATGTTGATATGTCCATCCATGGTCACCTGGTGGACCTATATAAATGAAACCTATTTTGGGGGATTTTGCTTGTAGTGGGAATGCTAAAATACTTGAAAGCACTACAGCTATCAAGTAAGTCAATGTTATCTTAAACATAGTTCTCCTTTTGTGCCTCACCTGCACAGTAAAGTCATCTATTCATAAGTTATGACATTGATATTTATAAAACCAAAAAAAGGGGTCATAAAGACCCCCTTTTTCTTCTATAAAAGTAAAATTACATAATGTTTGTAACTTTAACTCTACGATAATAAAGATTTCTATCGCCAGCAGCAGGTGTTGAAACATCAACATTGCCATCAGCATCACTAGTTGCGAAAGGATTAGCAACCATACCGTAACGAGTTTTAAACCCGATTTTAGGTTGGAAACTATCTTGACCAACTGCTCTTACCATTTGTAAAGGTACATATGGGCAATAAAACAATCCTGAATCGTAAGGTGAAGTACCTTTGTATCCAGCAACGTAGAATTGACTTGCAGCAATATTCGCAGAATATGGATCAACATACACTTTGAATTTTCCGTTAAGTACACCGGCAAAAGTATTACCAGTATCATCAACATTCAAGTTAGAGTTAAGCGCAGGAGCGTAATCTAATACACCAGCCATTTGAAGAGCAGAAGCTACATCAGCAGAACAGATAATTAGGTTACCTTTACCTCTACGAGTTTGTTGACCAATAGCATTGGCATCTCTCTCTAATTGGTAAAGAAGTCCTTTGAATTTCTCTACTGACCAACGACCATTTGAGTCTGTGTCAAGGTCAAAAGTTCCAGCATTAGTTGTATTTACTTGAGCACCCGCTTTAGCGTGTGAGTAAATAGTTCTTACTACTTCACGGTTAATCTCAGCAAGAATCTCACTTGATAAGATGTTCGCAAGTTCTGTTTCAGCATCTAAACCATGAATTGCTTTTAAATCTTGAGCAAGTTCCATAGTATATTCTGCTTTTAGAGCTCTTGTTACAGCAGTAACAGTATGTTTCTCAATACTGAAAGCCATCTCTGCGAAAGCATTTGTTCCAGAGTCACCTAATGCTTCACCTTGTAATGAAGTCATACCAGTTGCACTAGTGTATGTACCAGCAGATGCATCATTAAGTACAGCAGGGTTAGTTTCTGTTGCACCAATATCACCACCACCGATTGTACCAGCAGCGTTCTGGTTAGTTAAGTCTGGGATTGCTTCGTCTGCAAGTGCTTCAGCACCATCCATAGATGCAAATCTTGCTCTCATTGCAAAGATAAGTCCAGTTGGGCCAGTCATAGGTTGTACACCACAGATATCATATGCGATAAGGTTAGGCATAGAACGTCTAACTAGTGAGATCAAAATTGGATCCCATGTGTCTAACGCAGCATTGTTACTTCCACTACCACCAAAGTTAGTTGGAGCACTTTCGCTTAAAAAGTTTTTATCTTCTCTTAAAGCTTTCTCTTGGTTTTCTAAGATTATTGTAGTAACGGCACGCCTATAACTATCCTTGATTTCTGGTAAATCAGGGTGTTGAAGGACTGGCGACCACTTTTCTTGTAGATGTTCTGTTTGAAACATTTGTTTCTCCTTTTTAATTTCTACTATTTATAAATTGTTTATTTTGCACTTTTAACTGTTCGACCAATAGCGGACATATATGCAGCCATTGAGTCGGAAGTGTCAATGTCCTGTGCGATACCAGTTTCTACATCATCTAGCGTTTCAGTCAAAACTTGTGAAGTCTTAGGGAAATAACTTTCCTTTAGAGTACTAAGTTTTTGATGATATGATTCTTCAGAAGAAAAATCAACATCTTCAATTAATGACTTAAACTTTTCAATTTCTGTTTCAGCCAAGTCAGAAGAAAGTACTGACAAGACTTGTTCCTTCACTAGTGTAGCATTAACAGACTTGGACTGGATTTGCTCTTCCATCATTTCGTTAATTCTACCTTCTAGTTCTGAAATTTTTTCAGATTGTGCTTCTAGCACATCATATTTTTCATCTGGAACATCAACGTAGTGGTCTTCAAACAATTGTTTTAAACCAGAGATAAAGTCTTCAGCGATTTCGCCTTTCAAGCCTCTTTCGATAGCCAACTCGTTCTCTTTCATCCATTCTTCAACAACATAATTAAGATAAGTGTCAACTTTTTCAGTTAACTCACCTTTAGTTGTGGTAATATTTTCTTCCAGTTCAGATTTGTATTCGTCTTCCATTCTTTCAACTTCAGAACGAACTTTGGATTTAACAGCAGCCTCAAAAACTGTTGCGGCTTTGCGTTTAAATTCTTCAGAAAGGTCACCCTCACCTGTCATTAAGGCTTCAACATGTTCAGAAACATCAATAGACTTCAGACGATTTTCGACTGATTCCTTTTTGACTTTTTCTTCTTCTGTTTCTTTTCCGTATGACATGCCCATTCCTGCTTTTAAGTAGGATGAAGCAAGTTGCTTTGCTTTCTCAGCAGGCATCTTTTCCATCTCAGCAATCTTTTCATACATTGCGTTGATAGCATCTTTCTTAGTTTTCATTGAAGGCATTTCGTCTTCCATTTTGTCCATTTCTGATATTACTTCTTCTCCCTCTGCTGAAAATCCAGCAGCGAGTGGTTTAGCAACTTTCTTTTGTCCATCATTTGGTGTATCCATTTTATCTGGAGCACCTTGTGATTTTTGTTGAGCATCTCCGCTTACTTGTTTCACTTTACTAGCGATCTTTTTAGCAGGAGAATCTTTTTGTGATGGACTAGTAACTGGTGCGCCCGTATCTTCGACCTCACCATCTACAGTATCCATTTTATCGGCAGCAGCCGCTGATTTCATAGGGGCGTCTTGGCCATTAGCTTCTTCAAGCTCACCAATTACTTCTGCCTCTAATTCCTCAATGGTTTTGTCTAATTCATTTGCCATGGGGATTAACTCCTTTTTGTCTATTACAATATGTTACAGTTATTTATAAAACTAAAGTTTTTGAAGAAACTTAGCAAAGGCTAACGCATCCGCGCCAGTGTTGCCTTTCCTGTGGTTCCTTTCAATGTCCTCTTTGATCTTGGCAACATCGGCTTCTAAAATCAAACCGTTGTTCCAGACCCACTCTTTACCTTCCATAATACCCTCAACAAATGCGTTGGGAGCAGATGGGTCAGCAACAATATCTGCTGCTGTTGCTAGGTAAAAGTCACTTCTCACGATGTTAGCCCCATTTTTCTGGTCTAAACTACCCA